GGTCTTCTTGAGGTAGCGTTTCTGGCCCTCCATAATGAGATCGTAGACCTCGTAGGCCGTATTCCTCATCCGGTTGGCCAGGGCGTACTTCTCATGTTTTGGGAAATGGTTGAGGTAGATATTGAGGAGCTTGATCATCTCCATGAACTTCCGATACATGAGCACTTCAGCATCTACCTTCAACCCAAAACCCTCCAAATCCTAATGCCGCGCTGCCGCGCGGCTAAACAAGGTAACAGGCGGCCCGAAACCCCACACCGTGGTCCGAACTCGTCCGAGCGCCGTTCCAATTGACACTCCAAACCCCCGCACTCGTGGAGTGGCCCCAACGCGCGCAGGAGAGGAGACATAGCTCGTTGCGGATATATTGATAGTAGTAATCATTGCCGAATAGGTCGACCCCGGCCGTATCCATGCCGGAGGCGTCCTTGGGGAATCCCAGGCCCGCCTTGGTCCAATCGGCGCCGGATGTGGCCTCGGAGAGCACCTGGTTGGCCCCGCTGCCGAATCGCTGTGCGCATGGGCCGCCCCCGGCAGTCTTGAAGGCTGGCGTAAACGGCTCCATCATGGCGGCGACGCCTGTCGCGCCCCAATGGTCCGTGGCGAGAGTGTTGCCGTTGGTGAAATTGCGCATCCGGGTAGCCTGTTTTGCCGCGTAAAATGTTCCAGTAGTAACCGTACCAGCACTCCCATAATCCGTGTACTCAGATGAGTTTACGCCATTCAAGGTAAATGTATTTTCTCCAGTAACTGTAATGGTATAAAGTTTGCCGTTAAGCTCGGTCATGCCAACAACGCCAGTTATCATAATAATCGTACCATTAGCGTATCCATGCGCATTTACAGTCACTTCACATGGGTTGGCTTTGGTCGCACCTACAATATTTTTACTGGCCGCGATACTGGCGACGCCAATAGAAATTTCCCACATCAAACCGTTTAGGTCCGCAACCCCGCAGTCCTGGCCATTATGAGTGGTTTTAGCAAACAAACTTCCAGACCCAGTCTTTCCGCAGTTGGAGTACCCGTCCGAGATGTATAGCACTGACGTATCATCGACATCCCGTAGGGCATTATTGTTGCAACCCTTGGGATATGCCTTCCCAGGTTGCCACCAGGCGCAATTGGCGGTGGATGCCGACGCCTGGCCGTGAGCGAGTGAGAGGAGCGCCAGGGCTGCGTATTGAAATCTGGACGCGCAATGGAAGATGGATGCTGCATCCAAAGCGCCATTCACTCCAGATCTCCCTTTAGCTGCCTGGATGGCCGAGGCGAATATGTTGCCGAGGCTGACCGACGTCACCTCGGCTATTGGGTTATGATTTCCACTAGTCGAGATTGGGTTGCCGTTACGAATACTGGATGCCACCCAGCCAGTCCCCTTCGCATTTAGGCTGCACATATACTTATCTATGAAGAAACCGGGCTGCTCCACACCACCATCGATGAAGGCTCGATGCAGGGCATACCCGGCATCATTTGCAGCCGCAGTATTCGCGAATGAAGTTCCTCCCTTAATATCCACAACATTCACGGATAGCCCATTACTGCCAGTCCCAACCTTATAATAGAACTTGGGAATCCAGCACATAACCGAGCCATCTTCATACTGATAGTTTCCATAGTTCACATGTCCCCTAATGTCATACCCAGGCAAAGGAGTAAACCCCGCAGGCAAATAATAAGAAGGACATATCCCCACCCCAAAACCCATAGTACCAGGAACCCCAATTACATTGGCTTTGCTCATAGCTAAATATTGATAAGGCCTAGACCTTTGCATAAACACACTCCTAACTAGTTAGCTATAACTAATATACACAGTCCCACCATCAATAGTATCTACCTCAATTCCATCAACAAAAATATCCGAAAAACTCTTCCACTCAACATACGCACTTTCGCCGTTAGGAGCTGGTCCAGTAGATCTTACCTTATACAAAAGATTTCCGTTACCATCACTTACTTTCAAGTCCTGGCCCGTGTTTGATGGAAACCATTCTATTCCAAACAATATAACTCTCCTGGTTTCCACAGTTCCAACCTCGGTAACTTCTTTAACTTCCCTCAACAAAGTAGGCATAATATCTCCTAAAACTATCTCAAAAGTAAAATAACTGTTCCCTCCTTACTATCACCTGCGTTAGCTACAACCAAATTAAGAGAAGTGTTAATAAGATTTACTTTCTCTCCATCATTAGAGTAAGGAACCATAATATTATCAAAAGCAGCAGCACTAGCACTTAAGTTAGCCCCACATCCAAAAAGAACATCCCTACCCCACTCATCCAATATCTGTACATCATAATCAGCACTAGGAGTAACATCACCAGAAGCAGGAATAAACTCAACCTGTTCTACTCTACCACTAATATTAGAGATACTCCCAACACCCGAAACATCCCCATCTGTATCACTTTTCCAACTAAACTCTACCACAATAAACCAAGTTTTTCCTACTTCATGCCAGACTTTCTTAGTTGTTGTACACGAACCTGCCATTATAAGTATCCCTTTCTTGGTTCGATTCCCTAGGTCAGAAAGTGTCCTAGGCAATATATTAAAACACCCTACCTAGTGTTAATTTTTTATATTACGTGGAAGAAAGACCCTATGGGTATATAGTTTTACCTGGAATTAACTATATGTATGATTTCTTCCACGCATATAACTTCATTTGCCACCAGCACTTTCAGCCAGCACTTTCAGCACTTTGGCCTTGTTTTTCCTTTTCGGTACCGACACATGATGAAGAAACTTCCAGGAACTCAACATCAAGTGAGTCTTCTTCAGATGGACTCTCGGTACTATGTAGGATATCCTTATCTTCTTGGTCAGCTGGAGAAGACAGCACCCCAGCTAGCTGAGCTGTCTGCAAAGCTCTCTTTTTTATCTCCTCTATTTCCTGAGGCGTGAGATGAGTGATTGTTCCTTGTACAGATATTCTCTGGGGTTTTACATAGCCTCCTAGCCCCAGAAACTCCCTAGCCTCCCTCATACGTACAGGCATAGGAACTGTCTCGTCTTGTATGCCTTCCTTAATTACTTCTACGCACGTAGGAGCAAAATCAGAGATTTCTTTAGCCAAGTCCACTGCATTACACGACCTGGCTGCCTGAAGCAAGGACATATACTCACGAGCCACCTGCGAACTCAAGCAAATAGTCACACTCTGAGGAGTAATATTAAGCATCCTAGCTATCTGCCTATTCTTGAATCCAAGCAGCCCCAGCCTGATAATCTCATGATGCCTCGGGCGAAGTTCTCTCAGCTGCATCTGAGGCCCCTCAGGACTTCTAGTCCTCCTGCGGTCCCTAGAGTTTTTTATGGTATCAAAAGAAGAATACATAGCTAAGTATCCTACGGAAGAAGTAAGTTAGCCTAGGTCAGAAAGTGACCCAGGGAATCTAAGATTCTCCGTACTCATTCAACATCACAGCAGTCTGTTTAGCCCACTCAGTAAACAAGTCTATCTCAGGCCTACACCCCTGAAGAGAAGCCTGGACAGACGAGTCTGTCCTAGCCGAAGAGTCTGTTATCCTAGGTTCGCTGGGGTCAGCTGTCTTGGGCATTAGTTCTTTCCTTTTTTGGTTTCGAAGGCTTCCATCCTGTCTCGCGGAGTGCTCCATAAACATACGCGTCTTTTTGCTTGCCTTTCAAGCCCATGCGATTTGCTTTGGCTTTCAAAGCTTGTTCAAGTTTCTTTGGCATCGGTGTGGTCTCCGTAGCTAGAAAGCTGCCCTAACTCCTATAAAAAACTTCTTAAAGCCTACTAAGTTACCTGTTCGAGTAGGGTAAGACCCACTATAACAGGACTGGACTTTTATGATGGGTTTCCAGTCTAGCCCCAAAAACATAACTAACGTAACTACACAAAGCCAGCTAAGTCCGAGGTAAGAGTAGTAAAAGTATTGTCTTCTGTCATGTCTGTCATGTTGCTTTGGTGTTTTCATTGTGTGCTGCCTCAGTTACTTCCAGGGATTCCTCCAATCTAGGCTTAATGGTTTGCTAGTGCCTAGAGTCCTGAAGATTAGTACTAGCCAGCCACTAATAAACATTATCTTATTAAGTATATCCGGAGGCACTAGATCTCCGAAAAGCCGCCTAAACTCAGGATCTGTTACAGTACCCATAGCTACCAAAAAAGCTCCTACCCAATTCAGCTTAGACTTAATGGGGCTCTTAGCCCCAGGTGAGCTTGACGAAAGTGCTGGGTCTTGAGGCTGAGGTGGTGTATCTTGTATCTGGGCTGGTTTTGACATTTGAGCTGTCCTCTATAAACATATAAAGTAAGCACTGCTGTCTGCTGTCTGCTGTCTGCTGTGCTATACTCAGCTGGGCTTTGCCCATCAGAGCTTTGCCCAGCTGTGGGGTTTATGCTTGTTGCTCCTCACCTGGTAACAAAGATCCTTTATAGACGGCATCTAGGCGAAGCCAGCTGTTCTTGAGGTTAGTTATTGCTGATATAAGGTTCTGCTGAGTTAGAACTGAGGGTTGGTCATGATACGAGGCTAAGGCCTCTTCTACCAGGAGAAGAGACGCTCGAGCTGAGGATACTATTACTTCGTATATGGCACATGGCTTGAAATACGTGACTGTCTCCGTGTCACACAGGACAAACATTATGGTATCTGTCACAGGTATAACCCAGTTGACTGCATTGATAAGTTTCTCAGCTGAGGCTATAAGTTCTTCTTTGCGTTGGGTGCCATCTGGTAAGGTGATTGTAGAGCAGCCACTAGTACCTGAGGTAACTAGAAAGAGTACTAGTATAGATGCTAGGAGTAATCTTAGTGCCTGGTGGGGTAGAGGCAGAGGCATGATTTTAGGCATTTTAGACATTTTAGACATTTTAGACATTTTAGACATTTTAGACATAACTTTTGGTCCTTTCTTTTCTTTTTCTTCCTCTTATTATTTTTTGTTATTTCCTCCCTTCCCTTCCCTTCCCTTTTCTTCTTTCTTCTTTTCTATTTTGCCCATTATACCTCACATATCTTTGTGGTTCAAGGTGGTTATGTAATGGAAGATTATTTGTGGTTAAAAGTGGTTAACTAAAAAATTTTCCCGTGATGTAGAGATTCCAACACAACACAACACAACTAGGCTTTCCCCTCCCCCTACCCTACCCGTCAGACCTGCGGTCTGACTGCGGTCAGACTGCGTCTGACGAAGTCAGATCTGACTACGTCAGACAGGTCGATACGCTACGCGTCTGACTGCGTCAGACAAAGTCTGACTGCGTCAGACAAAATATTTTTTTCCAGTGCATGATCCCAGAAATTAGCTGCACAAGTCCATCGCGTATCTACGCATAGATACGCGTATCTATATTATACTATATTACATTACATTGGCTATGCCTTAAGACGTATAGCCCTTCTTCCCAATGCCGGGAATCTGACTACGTCAGACAGGGAAGTCCATAATCTGACTACGTCAGAGACGTATCTGACTACGTCAGAGACGTATAGCCATGGACTGACGCAGTCAGTCTGACTACGTCAGACATTCTGCAAAAGTCTGGGAAGAAAGGAGTAGCAATAGACGTATATTTTTCCAAGAATGACAGTCATGATAGGTGATATAATACTTATATAAATATATGGGTCTGACGTAGTCAGACAGGCATGTAGGTCTG